TGGCCATGATGGCTCCAATTCGCTAGGAAGCATGAAGTCGTCAGTGTTGTGATTCATTAGTCGTAATGTGTGAGTTGATCGGCTTCTGAGATGCACTCATAGAGCCGTTTTTTTGTTGCCTGCTGCCATTCTTGGCAGTCGTTCGGATACTGCTCAAGCCATTTCAGGCAGTAGCGTATCCGGTTTTCTGGATACCTGAGATGCAGTTCTGCTGGTGTCATCAATCAAACCTTGACTGTGTACCAAGAGCAGATGGAACCAGGGATCCCTCGCTCTGATAACTGCTGATTCCAATCATCGGCTAATTCGTCAGCATCTTGTTGGGACGTTGATAGCTGATAGATAACTTGGTGGCCGTGTCGTTCGGTGTACTGGCAGAGATGAAAGACGTGGGTTTGTTGCTTGGGTTGGTTCATTAGTTGTGCTTTGTACTTCCGTAATATAGGACAGATATCAACCAGCCGTCAACAGCAAGGCATAAAAAAAGACCCCTAGCTGGGGTCTGTTGTTTGTTGGTGCGGTAGCTCTAATAGTTAGGATCGTTCTGAGTTAAGAAATCGTTGCATTTCTGCTCAACATAGAGCCAGACTGCGTCAGCTTTGAGCTGTAGGTGATCCTCACATTTTGAACCCAGATATTGAATGTAGGAATTAACGTTGCCATCACAGCAATTGTCAATCCACTCGTTCAAGTAGGACTCGATTTCGTCTGCGTTCTCATTGAACCATTCCCATAGGTTGTGGTTATAGATGAAACCGGATACCCCTTGAGCCATTCCATGAGTCGCAATGTCGCGACATTGGTCAAGATCGAAGCAAGCTTGCTGCGGGCCGTCGGCAAACAAGGTTAGTTCAGTCATGATGTGATTGGTTGATTAATACAATAATAACATAAGCCAATAAAGAAGCCCGACCGAAGTCGGGCGATTCCTTAGTTCTTGGCAGCTTCCGCAGCTTCGTCGATCTTGCGAATCGCTTCCGTTGCGTACTTAATCACATCCTCAAGGTGGTCTCTCCCGTCATCGTTCCACCTTTCGGCTGAAACATAATCAAGGATTGAACTTCTAAGAATCTCTTTGCCAATGCTCCGTAACTCAACGCTACCCGTTGCAGTTCTTGCCTCAATCTCGAAAGCTCGAAGCGATAAACGGCAGCCGGAAGCATCGAAACGATGAGTGACTTTGTGGTCCATGGTGTTGTTGTTTGTTGGTACGGAGAGAATAAAAGCTCGGCCGAAGCCGAGCGATTGATCAGACAAAACTAGGCAGCTCGGGCGCTAACGCTGCGATGCGATAGAGCCGATGTGGGTTGATCCGTGCCCGTAACGTTGCCAGACGTTGAGCGTCTGCCTTCGCATTGGGACGGCCTACCGCTTGCCAGCCTGCCTCGATTCCGTCGTACCTGGTGACAATGTGGCGCATGGGTTGGTCCGTTGGTTGGGTGGTCTGAAGGGTCGCTTACCGGCTTGTGTGCCGTGCCTTCAGGTCTGTTTCTGTGCATTCTCTGGGAGTGGCCTGGATGCCCGCTAAGGAGCCGACAATCGCTGGCGCTTGGTGCGGGAGGAACCCGGCTTGGCTGGCGATAGCGTGTGATCACTCCCAGATGTACCTATTTCACGCGCCGGCACAGGCGAGGTGGTATGAAGTCCAAAGGAAGCTTGCGGGGCGCGGAGGCTGACCGGTTCGACCTGTGTACGTTGTGGCGAGGTGGCTGTGGTGCCCTCCCTCATGCATATAGTATAAGGCATCGGGATGGCCTAGCATTCTATTAAAGTTATATTGTTACAATTGTTTATATACCCAATACTGTATCAGTTTATACAGACGGGGGGTAGTGTTGCAGTTTATTACAGTGGTAACGACTAGCGGGTACCCTAAACATATATCCGTTCAACAGTTCTATTGTGCTAAAAAAAGACCCCCATGATTAGTGGAGGCCGGGGGTGGGGGTTGAGTTTTGAGGTCGTATCAGTCGGTCTTGTCCTGAATTTTGATAGTCAAATCAGGCGCTTGAATGTTGACAGTCTCAGTGGACTCACCAATAACCCGCCCAATCGAATCCAACACTTGGCTTGCGGTCTGCAATTGCCCCTTCTTAATCGCCTGATTAAATAGTTTGGTACGCATGTGCTGAAGCCGCGCCAACATATTTTCGCGGTCAGACTTCCAGTCTTCATCAACGAGAAGCTTTACTTCTGCCCAATCACGCCAAGCGGTATTGATGCTGACCTGTTCCCGTTCAACATGCTCATAAACAAGCGCCCTAGCCGACAAACCCTCAAGTTGCCGACGATATAAACGCCGCACACGGTCCTCTTTTGCATTTGTGGAGCGGCGTTCGTCTTGAGTCATGCTTGATACGACCTTTTCCAAGATCTTAACTGGTAGAAAGGCTTCTAGCCTTCGATTAAGGGGGGCAGGGGTCAAGAATCTGTGTAATGTGGCATTTATGAGCCAAAAAACCGCACCAATTGAGCTTCGATGGGCTCAAGGCCAAGTATTTTCGTGCGAAAAACGCTTCAGAGTTTTAGTAGCAGGTCGTCGTTTCGGCAAATCGTACTTGTCTTGCGTTGAATTGGTACGTGGAGCGATCAATCGACCTGGGGAGACATTTTTTTATTGTGCTCCGACGTATCGGATGGCAAAAGATATTGCATGGCGAGCATTAAAGAAGCTTGTGCCACAAGTTTGGATCAAGAGTAAGAACGAAACCGACCTACGACTTGAATTGATCAATGGATCAACGATCGAGTTAAAGGGAACAGAGAACGCAATGGCATTGAGGGGCCGCAGCTTATCCGGGGTAGTTCTGGACGAGGCTGCTTTTATGAGTTCGGACGTATGGTTTGAAGTGATTCGGCCTGCGTTAGCGGATAAGGAGGGTTGGGCATTATTTATTTCAACGCCAGACGGAACAGCTAGTTGGTTTTATGACTTGTGGTGTTATGTGCCTGAGGACGAAACAGGATTATGGGAACGCTGGAGTTATACGACAATTGATGGTGGGAATGTAAGTAAGCACGAAGTTGAGGCAGCACGCGCCCAGCTCGACACGAGAACATTCCGCCAAGAATTTGAGGCAAGCTTCGAGAACCTTACGGGTCTTGTTGCAATCAGCTTCGGTGATGAGAACATCTCTCAAGAAGCCAAGGACATCAAGATCCAGCCATTGCTCTTAGGGGTTGATTTTAACGTTGATCCAATGAGTGGTATTTGCGCGGTAAAAGATGGTGAGACGTTATATGTCTTCGACGAGATTATGTTGACTGGCGGTGCAACAACCTGGGATTTTGCCGAAGAAGTTACGCGTAGATATGGTGTGGATCGAAGGATTATTGCGTGTCCAGACCCTACAGGCGGCGCAAGAAAAACAAGCGGAGTTGGTGTAACGGACCACGCAATTTTGCGCCGCAGTGGATTTACGGTCCAATCACCTAGGGCTGCATGGAAAATTAGGGACAAAATTACAGCTGTAAATACAGCATTAATGGATGCATCTGGGACACGAAGGACGGTAGTGCATCCAAGGTGTAAGCAGCTGATCAAATCGTTGCGAACATTGACGTATGCACCTGGGACAGGGCTGCCAAACAAGAATTTAGGAGTTGACCACGCCTTTGATGCGTTCGGTTATTTAGTTTTACAACAGTTTAATTTGGCCAAACCGGAGACGATGGGGCCTACTTCTTACCGACTGTATTGAAGTTGTTATTGGACGTGTTGCCAAGACCGTCCAACAATTGCTTTATATGCAGTTGATTGCGCTACATCAAAGGCTAAGCCGCATTCAAACGAGCTAGCACCACCAGCGGCAAATTCGCGCATTTCACGCACCGTATCTTCTGTGAGTTTTGAATTTTGCTGGTCTTCGCCTTTGCGATAAAGAACCTGTTTCCTTTGTGCGATCTCTTCAGGGCCCTGGGTGGTCACAAACTTGTGGTCGCAGGCGGTGCATTTCCTGTAACGACGGATTTCTTCTGGTTTTTTCTTGTTGATGGAGATGACGCGGCTGCTGCTACCGCACTCTGGGCACTTCAAGGTGGTTGTCGATTGGCACGAAGGGCTAGACTAGACCAAAGATGATCCCCATCATGCCCCAAGGCCCCGGAACTTACGGTACAAAAAAGGGTCGTCCCCCTGCCAAGAAAAAGAAGGGCATGAAGAAGGGCTCTAAAAAAATGCGTTGCACCTGTGGCGACTAGAAACGAGCCCACAAATAAGGCGCTTTATAGCCGTGTCAAAGCGGCTGCCAAGCGTAAGTTCGCTGTATATCCCAGCGCCTATGCCAATGCATGGCTGGTGCGGGAATATAAGAAGCGTGGCGGCACCTACCAAAAAGTGAGTGATGGCGGAACGAAAAAAGCCA